CATATTATAAAATTTAACCATATTATTTTTATGGCTTAGTAAATATTCTATATTTGATTCTGTTATTTTTGGAGCCCTTGGAAAACGCAAAGCGCAATCAGGTTGAAGAGGACTATAGTTATCATCGCCAGTTACTTTTCTTTTTACTAAATAACCACCTTGCTTGAGAAAGTCTTTCGAATATGACTGACCAATTATATCCATAGGAGTAGGAAGATATGTACCAGGAGGATGTCCATACATAAGAGTTAAATTTGTATCAAAAGAAGAGCCAAATGTAAAAGAATGAGACACTGATGCAACATAGAAAAGAAGCCCTTTTGATGGAATGTAAACAGTATCTCCAGGCTGATAATATTCATTTCCTGCCAACTGAATGCTTCCAGAGAATATTACTGCTCTTTGTAATGAAAGCTGCTGCAAAGCAATAGGCTTCGCCTGTGTATCTGCATCAGATATAAAAGGAACGTCCTGAATTGATTTTGACTTATATCCATATTGTCTCCAAAGATCATAATCGACTGCTCCTGCCCACTGAATTAGATTCTCACCTCCTGTAACTTTTTTCATTTCGTCACCTACTAATGGAGTGCTTCCAAAAATGTCTATTCTTGTCATTTGAGGCTCTGTCTCAGAAACAGAGTATCCTTTTATCTGCTCATCATAAATTACAAATCTTCTTCCAGAACCTGGGCCTAAAAGATTTCTTGTGTCATCATCTATAAAGTGATCGAATAAAGAGCTTTGTGCTGCCGATCCTGTTAAGAAAGTTCTTGTTGCATCAATTGCTCTCTTAGTATATCTACCTGCCTCATACAAACTCTCTACAGCCCCTTTGTAAGCAGAAGGTTCATTACCCCAAAAATTATCAACACGCTCTTTAACATCAGGATCTTCCCAAAAGTCTGTATTATTTTGAGAAAAACCATTGCTGATATCTGCCTCTATTCTATCAAGCTCTGCCTTCTTCTCTTCATTTTTTTGAAGTATAGTTATAAGAGAACCTCTTTTTGAAACAGCTTGCTCTAATTCATCGAATAATTTCTCTAATCTAGATTCTAAAACTCCAGAATTTCTAACAGAAGGATCTGATCCTATCAATAAGTCTTTCTCAGTGAAAGTTCCATTTGGCCCACTCGTAAATAATCCTGAGGCTGGATTTATACCTGATGCAGTTCTAAATGCACTTACAATACTATTTAAGCCATCTACAACTTCTTTTGGTGTGCCAAATTCGCTAACAGAATCCGTTATACCATCTTGACTATCCAAACTTCCTCCTGAACTAGTTGAGATATTTTTATTTGGATTTAATAAAGAATCTAATGTATTATCATAAATAGAAATTCCTGATTTTTTACCAGTTCCGTATTCTCTTATAATCTCGTCAAAATCTCCAATTTGAGTCTCAACATCTCCAAATAATATATCTCCATCCTCTGTTGTGCCAATATCGAGATTAAGGTAATTTGAATTGGAATCTGATAGATTAACGAAAGTTTTATCAAAATTTACAGTTCCTTCCATTCCTTTTGAGGGGTCCAGACGGTAATCTGTCCGACCTTTGGAATATGATATCCCAAAGAAATTTAGAGATGCTTTTCCAGTAAGATGAACCCCTGGAATTAGTGACTTATCAGGATATCTTCCCATCATAAGAGCTATAATTGCTATCTTAACATTTATAGAATGTATTTCTAATTTTATAGATGAAATACGATCTCCAAACATTGTAAATAAGAATTCTGGAACTATTTTTCTTTTTGTTACAGATTGATATGCTGATAATGCATTTAATACCGATAGTGGAGTCTTGTTATATTGAGGAGGCCTAATTTCAAGATGACCTTGTGAGTTGCAAAAAAATTCCATCATTGTTACAGAAGCAGATTCAATACAACGGTTATAAACGTCCAAATAGTTTCCTTGAAATAGCTTAAAGTTAGAGCTTCTAAGCTTTAATATATAAGCTTTTATATCTGGATTTAAGTCATACTGATCGGAAACTATTAAAAGGTTTTGATCTCTATTTAATTTAACATCCTCAATTCTTCTCATTGTTGCCACTCTCATCATGGCTCTGTTTATGTCATCATTTGATTCTAAATTGCTGCTACTTCCTAAAACTTTGTTCTGTCCGAATATATTGAAATTAATATCAAGTAAGTCTGATGCGTCAATTCCATTTCCAAAAGGTGAAGCATTATTTCTATTTAATGCCTCTATTTGATTCTTTATAGAAATATCTATTGAATCGATTTCTTGTTTTAGCAAGATAATAATTGACTCATTTCCTTTCAATATTCTTATTCTTCTATTTAGATCATTCTTTTTCTTTCTAAGTATTGATAATTTACTTTTTGTATCTTCTAAAGCAAAATTATCGCTACTTAGTTTGTTAATAGTCTGCTCAGACATAGTAATCATTCTAAATGGCTTAAAGTTTCCATAAAATGGATTTTGTTTTCTAAGAGAATCAAGAGTAGCAGATAAAGCATCACTAGGGTTTAGTGAACTTCCTTTCCTAATAGCATTCATAGAATCAAATGCTAATTGAGTGAAAGTCTCTATATTGTATGGCTGGCCTGTTATCATGATACTAATAACATTTGCTACATCCAAACCTACAACAACACTATTTGTTACTGAGAATCCATAGTCCTGTCTTGTTACAGGGGAAATTGAAGATGGAGTTCCGTTATTACTCGCTCCTGTAGATGAAAAAGGAGATGATAATGCTAACACTCCAGTCCTCCATCTGTATACTAAGCCAGACGGATGTTGCACTATTTGAGCGCCATATAGTGATCCAGAACCAGAATATTGTCCTTGATATATATTAGATTCATTTGCATTATATCCTGTTAATAATCCAGAATCATAAGACAAAAGCCCTGACCTCAAAAGTGTTTTGTTTTCATCTAATAGTTCTAAAGATTGTGAACTAACAGAACTATCAGAAGTAACCTTTATATCGAATGGAGTTATAGGATCTTCTAGTGGAGCCCTTGGGTCTAAAAGGGTTGGTTCTTCCATAAATCTTACAGAAGACAACCATCCCATATTATCCTGACAAGATATAGTTAAGTTTGTTCTATCAGGAGAATATGACTCTGAAACTGACTTTACATAGCCTCCAAATACATGTTGCATCACAAAAGAGTTATTAGAGAATTTTCTAATATTCTTATAGGTACTTGAATCAATATTTTGATTTGTATATAGTTTTCTCTCTGCTTCTAATATTGTTTCATCAATTTGGAAATAAGAAGGATCTAATGAGGTGTCAAAAGAATTGTTTTCAATTTCATTGTTACCGGTAACAGACTTATTACTAGCGATATATATATGGACTCCGTCTCCAACGCTAATCATCCACTTCCCAAGATAAAAAACTCTAAGGCGATCTCTAATATAATCAATATTTATTGTGGAATCAAGATTTCCAATTCCAAAAACTTCTAATGCAGAAGATACAATCAATGTTGGATCAATGTATTCTCCTCCCATACCTGCATAGGCTAAATCATTCATTAGGCCTAATGTTCCATAGAGAGCTTCTTCTATGGCCATTTCAATATCATCCTCAATTATATTCATAATTCTATGAGGGTCAACCAAACCTATAGACGCAGATTTTGATTCTGATGTTATCCCAACGGACGTACTTATATTTGTAAACGTGCAAATTTCAATTACACCTGTGCCTGGGCCTGTTCCATAGTTCGTAACATCATCAGGGTCTACAACCCAAGTTGTCTTTGTATTCGCCGTAGAGAAAGCATTTCTTCTAACGATCTTTATAACATCTTCTACTGATGCGGCAATACCTGCTGCGGCACCAAAGCTAGCAAGCAGTGCTAAAGCATCTGAACTTTTATTATTTTGACTTGGCAACTGTAAATATCTTGAAGAAGAAATTAGATCTGCGAGTAATGCAAAATTTATATCTCCAGTCTCATCGTAGAATTTGTCTAGTTTCGTTAAAGACTCATATGCCCGGAGTTGTGCAACCTTATATGCAAATAATGCTTTAGTTACCCTTAAAAGCATTTTTTCTGTTTTGTCCATCCACCTTAAATCATTAGTAGCCTTGAATGTTGAAAAAACTTTCTTTTTGATCAGAACACTTGCTGTTGGATTCATAGAGACTGTAGCCCTTGTTTTCGGCTTAACTCCAGTTGCTCTATTTTGGTCTATAAACACAGCAACTCCAGACTCTACAATATGAAGATCTGATTGTCCATAAGCAATCTTATCAAATGCTTCGCTTATCTTTGAAATATAAGAATTATTTAAATTTTTATTTGACATTTTACCTTAGTCTATAATACTATATTTTTTATCTCTTTATATTACTATCTTTTATTTGAGCATATCTTGAAACTAATATTCCACTTTCTTGTGATGTTCCAGTCTGGTCATCAGTTGCTCTCAAACTATTATAATTAGTTGTAGTATTTTCTTTTGCGTTTGTTATTGGAAAAGATAAATTATAATTTGAATTAGCTCCAACTTTTGGCTTCTGTATTGGCTTGCCTGCTTCATTTCTTGGATTAGTGTGCCAAGGCATAAAGTTATTTCTTACACCATATTCTTTTAATGCTTTAAATTGTATAGTATAATCAAAATGTCCTGGTGAAGAAGCATTTTCATTAATACTCATAGAATCAATATAACCTCTAAATACTTTACCCTGAAAGTGCATATCTAGTGATACCGCGAATGCTGATAATGTAGGAAGAAGATTTACCGTATTTGCATATGAAGAATCATTTCCTGCAACTGCTGATTTGAAAAAATCCATGGTTTCTTCTAATCCATTCGCAAAATTAGAAAAAGCTCCATTGAAAAGAACCTGATCAAGTGCTTGTAAACTATTTATATTTCCACTTTCAACAGCTGCATTTTGTGCATTATTAATTTTTTCCTTCAAATCAGATTGTCTTTTTATTAATATATTTTTAAACTGTGTTTGCTCTGACTTATAAATACTATACAAAATATTTATAGCCTCAATTCCTCCACTTCCAGTTGTCCCTCCAATTGACATTGTTGTGATTTTGTCACCCCAATATTGAATTATAAAACCTCCAATTGTCTGTGTATCTGATATATTTTTAGTGTAACTTGTCTGTATGGAACTAGGATTTATATATAGAGGAATTATTTCCCTATCAGAAACACTAGAATCACCCAAAGATCTAAGGCTTGTAGGTACGAGGAATTTTATAGTTTCTCTTTTGAACATATATTCTTATTATATATTGATAGATTTAAGGAGTCTTTGGAACTATCTTAGGTTTTGCTAATCCTGCAACATTATCTTCAGATGATATTGCAACAGAAGTCCCTGGTACATCATTTTTTACTTCTACAGTAATGCCTACTCTCTGATTTGACTCAGTTTTTACACCTTCAGATCCAAGTTGAGCATTTTCGGCATCCTGAGCTCTTTGTGTATAATTTTTTGCAGTTTTAGCAATCCTATCACTAGATTCCTTCTGATATTCATCAAGCTGTTCTGAGCTCATACCTGAAAGATCCTTTTGTTTCCCAAATAATGCTGAAACATTATCCATTTCAGAAGAAAATCTTTTTATAAACTCATCCTCTCCTTCTGTTCCTGATTTATTCTTAACTCCCATCATTATTCCTGTTAGCATTCCTTTTTGACTCGCCAATTGCTCTTGTGCTAGTATGACCGACTTATCCATAGAAAGAGATATTTTTTCTTGTATGCTCATCGTCTTATCATTGGCATCTGCTGCCTCTGATATTTGCTTTTCAAGCATTGATGCCGCTTCATCATCTCCTGCATAAGTTGCTTCTTCTAGCTTTTGTAGGTATTCAAGAACTCTATTTTGAGTTGCTGTATCTGAAATTCCAAATTGAGAGCCTAACATTTGTTGTTGCATATAAAACTTACTTTGTAATTCTGGAGATTCTGCTGCTTGCTTAACGCTTATAATATCAGAACCTGAGAATGACTTTAAAGTTTCTCTCATTCCTATAGAAAGATTTTTTGCCAATTCTGCTTGAGAATCTGGAGACTGATCTAACATCATTGCTTGCATTTGAATACTTGGGTTTAATATTCCACCACCTCCACCCATTGCACCAGAAAGCCCACTCTTCATAGATGTAATGTAAGCCAATGCGGGATTATTTACTATATTTAATAAATTCTTTGAAAAATCTGCTGCCAAATCTCCTGCCTGAGCTATTCCTAATCCAACCTCTGATATCGATGAAGCGAATCCTTTTAAAACTGGCATTCCAAAGTTTATTGTCGTTCCCATTCTTTGAAATCCATTTGAGGCCCCTTCTAATGACTGAGTTACTTCATCAACCTTTAATCCTGTTCCTTTCGCGATATCTTGTGTCGAAGCAAGTAATTTCATGGAATCTTCCATGCTCAAACCACTTCTTCTTACCATATCACCCATTTTTTTCGCATAACTTTCAACATCCATGCCCATTGCTCTTGCTTGCATAGTCATGGTTTGAATATAACTAATACTTCTTCCTGCTGCATCTGTTTTTTCTGCAAGTTCATCCATAGCTATGCCTTGTTTTTGCAAGGCAGAGGTGGCTTTTTGGAAGTCATCTGGATTAATATAAAAACCAGTCTTTGTTAGCTCAGAATTTGACATAATAAGTTCTTTATATATTTGCGAAAATTTAGTTGCTTCTGTAAATCCAAGCCCTATATTTGCTGCCAAGGTAAACTGAGTATCCTTCAGCTCTCTTGTTCCAGCATCCATTCCATCAAGCGCAGCAGCTGTATTCAAAGCTGCTTGGCCCATATTTTTGATAATATCTGTTACTTGACTAACAGGAGTGGTTGCTGCCCTAAAAAAATCATCTAACCCTACGGTACTACCCAATGCAGAAATATTTTGTAAACCATCTCTAAAATTATCAGCAGCCTCCTTAAGTTGGCTAAATGCATTAATAGTACCCTGAAGAGTTCTGGTATTATCTATAGATAGCTTTGAAAACCCCTCAAAAGAGTTAGAAAGATCTCTAACACCATCTGAGGCATCTTTAGATGCTGACCTTATAGCAGAAATCAAGTCTACTGTATCATCTAAACTTCTTTCTCCGTTTCTAAGTTCTTCAAGTAAACTTCTTATTTCATCTGAAAGAGCCATATTATATATCTTCCTTTATAAGTTTATTTAGATTAATAGAGTTAAATAAACTATCTTTATTGGAATATTCAGAACTAGACTCTTTCAGTTTTTTTATTGCATCTATCAATGGATTATTTTTAAACTCATTATTTTTAACAGATTCTATAAATTCATTTGTATCTTTTATATTTTCTTCATCTCTCTCTTCTCTGAATTGTTTTGCTTTTTTCACTCCCTCACTATTAAGGAATGATGCATGATAATCCAAATAAGATAAAATTCTGTCTTGCTCCTTTTCCTTATCATTTGAAATCATCATGGAATACCAAAACATTTGAGTTTGACTTATACCATCAAAAATAGGATCATCAACTCTACATTTCCATATCTTGCAAAGCTCCCACCGAATACTATGGTCGAAGCTTTTAGTTATTTTTTTAGATTTTCAACCTTTAGAAGCTTAACAGCCTCCGAAGTAATCTCTTCAAAATGGAACATTAAAAAATCAAAAACAGTAATCTGTAGTTCTCCCACAAGCTCAAGTTTCTCTTCAAAACTACCTTCTTCAAGATAGAGTTCAATTGACTTCCCATTTATTTTTCTTAAAGAAGATGCTAATAGTGCTTTCTTAAAAAAAATACTTCTATCTTCTTCTGATAATTCTAATGCTTTCTTAAAAATAACATCTTGTTCTTTTGAAGAAATTGTAGAAATTGTGAAAACATAATCACCAACTTCAACATCCCTTGTGTTTCTGCCAAGAAATATTAGATTCTCTAATCCTTTTAATTCCTTTGGAACAGATAGCGATGCTACTTTCTTTTTTGATTCAGCCTCTTCAGCCTCTTTGATTCTTTTATTTACAACATCAGCATCAAGGTTTGGATTAGAATCAATCTTGCCTTTAGCTGCAATCAAATCGCGAGGTGGTACTACTTTAGTCTTCTTGTCCATATTAATTCTCCTAAATAATTATACTAAAAAAAAATAAGCCACACAAATTTGTGTGGCCTTTATTGCTAGGTGAAGGATTCGAACCTCATCATCTCGCCTTAATCGCCGCAGGTTTTTTCCAAATCATAGATTGGTCCATACGACTCGCCATAATTTTCCCAATTAAACTAACCTAGCAAAATAATTATACCACTTTATAAAGATTAATAATTATTTTTTTGATTAGTAAGATGCAGAAATCAATCCAGGAAAATCAAGAGATCCTCTTCTTCCATTTGCACCAGAATCTGCTGCAATCTCAGCAACATCAAGCTGAACACCTGGGATCTGTCTGCCACCACCAACACCTTGACTTAGAGCAATCGCCTCTCCACCACGAATAGTAGAGACATATTCACAATCAGCGCCAGCTCTTTGTGCAATAGTATAGTCTGAAGCAGAATATGTTATTGTAAGATTGTTAAACCAGCAATTATGATAAGTCGTTATAATTGCGTCATTACCAGTTCCAGTGAATTGATCAATAACCACAATATCAAAAGGAATACGTTGAGATTGTAGGTTTCTAAATCCACGAGAAAATGCTTCTGGCAAAGATAAACCATCAAAATAAATTCTGTCCATAGACAAACTAACCTTTGTTGGGCCTTGAGGAACAAGCTCTATAATGCCGTCAGTTCCAACTTCGGTTACCTGCTTTATTGATCTTGATTGTGTTTCACCAAAACTCTGAATTGCACCCACAGGTTCGTTTTCAACCATAATGATTATTTGAGTTGAAAGAGAACTCTTTGTAGTTGAGTCTAAGTTTGATCCAGTTCTTGGGTACGATGCCATGTTTTTCTCCAAATAAAATGTCTTCTACTTATTCTTTTTATAAAGTAATAGATTTTATTTAATAAAAAAACATATAAAAATAAGTAATTATATTATTTTGATGATTATGAATAATTTATTAAATTATTGCTTTTTTATAAAACATTATTTTGAATTTCTTAATTTTTCCAATCTCTTTTGCCCTATTTTGCAATAAGCGGCTTCTTTCTCTATACATATCCAATTTCTTCCAGTATTTTCTGATGCAATCGCGGTAGTAAAACTTCCTGCGCAATTATCAAGGACAATATCTCCTTCATTTGTATATGTCTTTATCAGGTATTCAAAAAGAGCTACAGGCTTTTGTGTTGGGTGAAGTCCTACCTCTACATTGAATTTCTGACAAGAAGATGGAACTCTCATTTCTAGTATTTCATGCTTTTCTCGTCCTTCCCAAGTCCTTGTTCCTTCCCTTGCAGCGTTACTATGTGTAACAGAATATTTTGCCCTCTCTTCTCCCTTACCATTTCTTGGTTGCATTTGTTTGTTATAGGTAAATTTTCCAGGAGCAAATACAATTACTGATTCATGTTCCTTCATCGGTTCTCTGACAGTATTTGCAAAATTACTTCCTCTATTTTTTACCCAAATCCATTCATGTTTAAACATTTTTGGATTTGACATAATCAAAGCACTTGTAAAAGGCTGAGATGCTGTTAAAACAATAACTCCATTTTCTTTTATAATTCGGTTATACTGTCCCCATAGAAGATCAAATGGAATCACTGCATCCCATTTGCAAGCGGTAATTCCATAAGGTAAATCACATAGTATCATGTCTATGCTCTTATCATCAATTTTTTGCATAATATCAATACAATCGCCTTCTGTAATAATATTTAGCATCTCATTAGTCATTAATTTCCTCAAAAATATATTGTTTTGATATAAATTAATAGATCAGGGAATATTTAGATGTATTAATTTTGCTTCTTCTTTTCTTAATGTAAAGTAAGCTCCTCGTATCTTTATTTCTAAAGGATCTCCCATTGGAGCAATTCCAACTAATGATATTTCTATTCCAGGCAAGAAACCATGTTCTAAAAGTCTACGCCGAAAAGAATTATTTCCTGCAATCCGAGATATCTTTCCTGATGAGTTTATAGGAAGCAAATCTAAACTAGTTGTATTCATCACTCCCATTTAAATGCCCTTTTAAAAAAAATAGTTCCGATTAACACAGTCCTATACACCGTGTTAATCAGAACTATGAAATTATTATGATATTCCTACTTCAATATCTATAAATACATAATTTATAGGATAAGATGGAGTAAACTTGAGATAAATATTCCACTGTCTAGGGTCAACCTTATCCTTCTCAACTCTGATGTTTCTAAAGTCAGTGATTAGACCCTGAGTGATTAGACCGCTCATTATTGTTTTTACCTTTGCAGTCATAACACCCTGAGTATTTGCATCCTCAACTGTTCCAACAAAAGGCATCATCAAATCTCTTAATACTTTCTTTACTCTATCACGAATAAAGACTATTGAGATCTCTTCATCTTCAACGAATCCAGAATGACTAGTTGTTCTTCCTGCTAGAATCTTCCCGCCTCCAGTAATAGGCTGGACGACAGTTGCTCCTTCTCCTCCTAACTGGTCAAGAATCTGCTTACGGAAGATACGGTCTCTTCCAATTGAGAATCCAGTTAGTTCTTTGAAGGTAAGAGGAACAGCAACATTCTGAGTAGCAGACAAATATCCTGATGCGGCAGCAGCCATATAAAAACCATTCACATAGTTATTTACTCCAGAAATAGTTCTTATAATCTGGTCTGGATAAAAATAAACTGCTCTATTGCTATCGTAATTTGAAGAAAGTTTATAATTTACAAGATCTTCTGTATCACCAGAAAGAACTTCTGCTGGATCATCTCCTTGGATGCCTTCTAGCACGCCAACATCCTCAATGGCTACTTCCTTCTGTCCGAGAAGCGCAGCGGTCGTAATACCTCTCTGAGCGCCAATTAGAGCCACTCTTTCTTTCTGGTTCGCAATGGTGCTCATCATTTCGCAATGGGAAACCGCTGCGCGGAAAATACCTGAAATATTTTGAGTAGGAAGAGGAACAACAATCTGACATTCGGATGCCTCAATCTTTTCAAATGCCTCAAACCAATTTGTGTCGAAGAATGCAGCATCTTTTTCATCAATGTAGGAAATTCTTAGGCCATCACCAGGAGAAAGTGTCTTACTTGAAACTAAATCACGATGGATAAGAACCTTGGCGGATACATTTGTAGTATCTGATTCATCTTTTACAAAGAAAACAATTTCGGTCGCATCAACTGTTGCTTCAAAACTCTCTGAAAGTTCTATAGATCTTACTTGAACAGTATTGTCATTTATAATTGCAATGATTTCTAGCTCAATTGTTGTTCCGGAGCCAAATAAATATGTCCCAATATCACTCTTTGAGGTTGAGACTGTAGAGCCGTCATCCTGAAGTAAAGATTGTACAACAATAGTCTTTCCTAAGTCAGAACCGTCAAAATCTACGTCTAAAGATGTAAAATATCCTGTACTGCCTACAAGAGTTGCGCTCAAACCTTGTCCAGTAATCTTAACATCAGTGTTTACAACAGTGTAAGAATAAGAATATTGAGGACTAGAGATAAATGCATTTTGAGCTGTCTCTGTTTCAAATTGAGAGTTATAAAAATCAACCTTATTAGGGAAAATTTGAGTCTCAACACCTCTTCTCGTTACAAAGAAGTTAATACCAGTTGTAGAATCAGGCTTGCCGCTTCCAAGTCCAGATGCTGGCTTTGGAATTATAAAGGACAAGTCATCTACTTGACAATTGGTATAAGTTCCACCACAAGCAGGGAAGCCGCCCTTTCCTCTTACTTGTTCCGTGAAAAGTGTTGCAGAGGATCTTCTTGGGACAGCAGGCTTACATTGCATTGCCAAAATTCCTGGTGCTCCATTCTCAAATGCCATTTGAGCACCAAGAGACAAAGTATTTGTTAGACTTGGAGTTCCATGCTTGGCAAACAATTCATTTGCACTAACAAAGTATTCTGGATCATTGATAGTTAATTCAGGAATATATTGTGCCTCAAGTTTGTCTCCAATCTTTAGGATTCTAGATTTTACATCAATAAAGAATCTATCTCCTACTGAGAATGGAATATCAGGGCCACTGCTATCTGTAGTTGCAAGACCTTCTCTTATGCCGAAAACTAAAATACCATTTGTTTCAAGAACACTAAAGGTAATATTTTCTCCACCATCAGCAATTCCTGGGACTGCACCAGAAACCATATCAGGATAAGAAGTGCTTGTGTCTCCTAAGAGGTAGACTCTTGCTCTTCTGGACGAAGTTACAGCTTTAATAACATAATAACCAGGGGCAGGACCATTGCATAAAAGAATTACTTTCCCTATATCTCTGCTTGAGAAGAACCCTTCTATTGCAGGAGTTCCCGACATATCGTGAGAAACCGTCACATCATCAATAAATATATCAGAAGCTCTTATTGTCCAGGCAACACCTGAGAGTGAAGAGTCCAAAGTATCTGTTTCTAATATAATCGTGGTTTTGCCTGTAGATGAACTATAAGAAAGAGATTTTATAGTAATTCCGCTAGAGGAATTGTATCCATCAGCAGTAATGCAAAGATGATCTCCAACAAGAACTTGTCCTGGGCTAACCAAATCTGCATCTACTTGAAATCTGTCAGTAGTTCCTGGAGAAGCATCATCTCCTGCTACATCTGCTGACCCTAGACCATAGATGATGTCATCAGCAACAACAAAAGCATCATTACATAAATCAGATGTACCTGGAATTGCACCACCAGATCTGTTAAATAGTTCTGGATTTGTTCCATGAAATAACAAAGGAGCGCCAGAACTATCTTTTACCTGACCTGATACAGAACCAGAAACAGTAAACGTAGAAAGACCTGCAATGGGATTACCAGCAGAATCTCTGATAACAGAAACACATCTTATTGTCCATCTTTCTGCTAGAGCATTTGCATCAACCAAAGAAATTAAGTTGTAATCCCCACATGTTCCATCTACAATAGCTCCGTTTCCAACATTGGATGCTGATGCAGAGTAATTCTTTCCGTTCTGATCTCCTATTGAAGCTCCTTGAAGTTCAATACAGCCTGTATCTGGGTCTAGTTTATAATCATATTTTCCTGAAAATGCACTTCCATCAATAGTGCCTTCCATCCCATACAATTCTGTGCCATTCAAATAAACTTTCGTTCTACCCATAACTACGGGTGATTCTGCTAGTTGAAAATACTTGCTATCCCCATTTCCTGTTGGACTGCAAGTTGCAGATCCATCTTCGCCATTACCAAATGCTGATTCGACGATAACCTCTTCTCTTAGGCCCTCGCCCATAACACATGTAACTCGAAGACCACCAGGTATTGAAACGCCACGAGTAACAACCTTGTCTCGTGCAAAAGTACCTGGCTGTACGTAGCCGCCTATCCCTGGAATATTTGCCATAGTTAAAGACCTCCTAATGTAAATCTAATTTGACTATTTATTATTAGTAGTTCAAATTTTGGTAAGCTCCAAAATATCACTGTATCTTAACACGGCAGAATTAGCAGAACTGTCTCCATTTCCAGTCTCTGTTTTTACGGAATCGAAATAAAACATTATTTTTTCTATAATATTTTCAAGTGGTATCTCAACTCTCCATTCTGAAATACATCTTAAAGAAATATTTTGTGAATAAATATAATCATTGGCATATGGCTCTGAGGATTCTCCGCTAAAAGAGAGTCCTTGAATAAACAAACCTGATGCTCTTAAATCATTCCATAACACATATTGAAGACCAAGAGTTAAAATATCTATAAGCTCCTGAAGCTCAGAAGAACTCTCACAAAAAACAGCTACAGTAATATTCAACTCCCATTTACCAGCATAAACCTTATGTGTTGGAGTAGATATCTTTCTTCTTGCTCCATAAGCATTTTCAATATAATCAACCCTATACTTATAAGTACCTTCTTGATTAAATGATATAGGTTTATAAGTTCCTCCATCATGCTTTATCGTTATTGCTGGAAAAAACTTTACATCATATCTATATATATCTGATATAAGAATTTTGGTTGACTCTTCAGTGTCTAAAGGCTTTCCTGTCAGATCTGGAGTCAGAGGAAAGCCATATTCATCATCCCTATATGTAAAGATAGAATCTTTTCTAAATAAATCTCTTAAACTTTGTATTAAGAGATTCTTTGGCTGAACAACGGCAACATTCTGGATGATGTGATTTGTTGCAAAAAAATCAGAAAATACTCTGTGATCTGCGTTACTTGCTGTTCCCGGTAAAGCTTGTTGTAATATTGACATTCTTATTTTCCCTCATATTCAAGGGTACATAAACATAATCGTTTATTTTAACCGCCTGATCACAGAAATTTTTAACTTCAGAAACAATTCTATCTATACTCTGCTTATCTGAATTATTAATAGTAATAATTTTCTTGAAAGTTAACTCAACTGTGCAGCCTTCACCTGTAACTTCAGAATTATTGGCAGTAATAAGTTCTAGAGATTTTGAATCATCAATAATGCTAATTTTCTCATTTAAAAATAGTTTTTTAATATAAGATAATATATTTGAACCAAATGTTTTGTTCAAGAAATCTTCGCCAAGGTTCTTTTTTTCGACTTTTATATTAAGCATTAAACTACCTCGTAAGTTTTTACATCTTTTTTGATTTCAATTTGTTTGTTCATAGTCTTTAGCTTCGGATGAGACATCTCTACCGAATATATTCCTGAAGGTAATCTACATTCCCAGTATCCCTCCTTATCAGTTAAAAGATTTCTGACTAATTCATTTTCATTGTTGAAAATATTTATAATCATACCTTCAACGGGCTTGCCGCTTGCCGTCTTTATTCTACTAAATACCTTTACGGCACCAAGAATTAATTTACTAGACTCTTTTTGTTTTGTTGGAGACTCCTCTTTCGGAGAAATAGGCCCCGGCCTTGCACTGGGAGCCGGTCTTGAATCCTGCTGCGAAACATCATTAATTTCTACCGATTGCTTGGAAACTTCTTGCTCTTTCTTTCCATCAGGAAGAGTATTTCCTCCCTTCATCTTGTTTAATTTTGAGTTTAAGATTTTAAGATTAGTATCAAGGACATCAATCTTGCCTTCCATCTTCTTTAAGATGGATGGCAGATCT